TAGGTTTGTGTTTGTCCTATCAGATAAATCTATAGTTTTGTAAAATTTTTCAATAGCCTTGATAGGATAGTAAGTTACTACTTCATCAAGTTTAATATTATTTTTTAAAAATGTATCTAAAATATTCGTGCTGTCTGACCCTCCACTAAAAGAAAGAATTAAATAGTCGTATCGATCTCGTATTTGTTGAGCCCTTTGAGCGTATAATTCTTCTAGAGAATAATGAGTTTCTTTAGTCCAATCTAAAGATTCAAAAATTTCATCCAAATAATGGTATGACAACTTTAAATGTTGATTTTGAGTAAAATGCCTTAAAGCTTCTAACTTATTAAAAGTATATAGATCTCCAACTTTGTAATATCCTATTTGATACGCTAAAGATATATTATCTATTATTTGTTTGTCTTCGATCACCTATTTCTTTATCCTCTCCGCATCTTGCTAATTTCTTCAATTTGAGTGTTATCGATTACCGGAACAGAGTTGCTCTTGTGCATTTGACTCACTCCTTTAATCAAGGATCCAGTGTATGCCATAGCGTCTTGTTTAACAGCAACACCCACACCACTTCCTAAAGAAGGCTTATTCAACATATCGCTGCCACGAAAATCTAACTTTGGCGCTTGATACAATGGACGTCCGAGGCCCTTTTTACTTTTACGCTCTAGTTCTTCGGCGCCCCATTTCTTTTTCAAATCAACCCATTCTTTTTCTTGCTGTCTGTGCTGTTTGGCTTGTTCGGCAGAACGAAATTTTTGTTTGACTTTGCGCTTACCTGTAGTGCTTAACCACGGACCTTCAAGATGCATCGACATTGCTATAACTCCAAATATTCATATATATGTCTATTATACATATATCAACAGAGGCTGTCAAGTATTAATACCTTGTGGCATATTGTCAACAAAATACCACTTGAAATGAATACCCATTCCGTCTTTTACACCATTATTTTCTGTTAGAAATTTGCCAGCGTATTTTTCCATATATTTGATACCTTCTTTCCAAATTGCATATTCTCGTGTATTGCTGTAGTGTCTATGCCACCATTCGTCGATTTCTCCATACCAAAATTTAGTATCTTTTTCTACTTGAAACCAGGAAGGATTCCATGTGGAAGAATAAATCACATTTTTTAAAATCTTTTGATGTACTCTATTATTTTTAAACCATTCTTCTCTAGAATTAGGAGTCCACAAGGGCTTCATGTCAGGAGTATTGATCAACCATTTTTTAATGATGTGCGCCTGTTTGGCAAGCATTTTTGTACAAGAAGGATGCCAATAAAAAAATTCAGTATGTGTGTTTGAATACTCGTCAAGGTGTTGCTGAACAGGCGTTAAATTTGCATGTCTATCAGTAAACACTGTGAAAATTTTATTATTAACAATAGCAATACAAGGCTTTTCAACACCTACAATCATGGCAATACTATTCGCTTTGTCGAGTTGTTTTCTTACTTCTTTGAAATAGAGGTAATTGTATCTCGTAATAGCACTAACATTGATAGGCTCTTTTATTCCAACAATCCAACTTCCATCGCTGGCATTGTTGAATGTATCTAAAATATTATCACTGGTATCAACTACTGTAATTTTGGTTCTGGGTGATTTATTTTTTATTTCGTTGAGTCGGGGATAAATTTGTAATTTATATTCGGCGCCGTAATTCCAATTGTCGGTAATAGTAGAGTCATTTACAATTATTTTATTGATTTTATCATTTACATTGACAAGTATTTCATCAATTAACAAACCTTGTCTTAGAAACGATGTTAAAACATTGTGAGTATCAGAACCGCCACTATAACTTAAAATTAAATAATCGTATTGCTGTCTAAGTTCTCTGGCTCTTTGATCATATAACTCATCAAGTGTTTCTTCTGGTTCAACTGACCAATCAAACGATGCAAAGACTTCATCGTTAAAGTGCCATTTGAAATCTGTGTTTACACTTTGAGCAAACACTGCGGCTTCGTTTTTAGAATAAAACGGAATATTATTTACAGTGTAATACCCTAAATGAGGATTAGTTAGATTCAACGAATTCATTTATATACTTATTCATTCTACAAACAGTCAAAAGAAAACCCCAGCGTTGGAACTATGTCCCAGAGGCCAGGGCCGTGTTCAATTAATAAAAATTAAAACTTGTATTTGACACCACCAGTTAACACATTGGTGTTGTTAAGACTGTCGCTTGCAAATTGATAAGCATAATCAGCAGTTAGCGAAAGTTGCTTTGAAACTGGAACTTCAACGCCGACACCTACAAGACCAGCAGATCCAGAAAGGCCAGGTTCGTTCAAATATGCATAACCCGCCTTACCAGCAACAACAAAGTTATCTGTTTTGACTACATCGTAAGAACCGACCAAGGTCCAACGATTTTGATCACCACGACTCAACCATGCCTGAGCATAACCAGCCGTGACACCAAAGTTATCAAACTTTTGTCCAACGGTAACTCCAGCAAGTCCTCCGTTATTGGATCCGGTTACACCACCACCTACTACTCCAACTTCCCAAGCAGATGCTGTTGCTGCTGCTGTCATTAATGCTACTGTTGTTGCTAATTTCTTTAAAAACATTATATCTCCTTTAAATTGTAAAGTGTCTATATTTAAACATATTTTTCGATTAAATGCAAATTTCTGATATTCAATAAAATAGGCTCCGAAGAGCCTATAGAGTTCTGTTGCTAGGTTCCCACCCCGCTTGAGCACTTAGGCTGCAAGCATGAACGCTTCGTTATTGGCGTTTATAGTTTTTGCTTGATTAACAGTCATCGCCTACTGGTAACTCCACTTCAATACTCTTTGCCCAATCGATCCTGTTTCGGGCCCCTCATAAAAATTCTGTCACAACCTTTATGGTGGACCCGGCCGGCACTGCCCCGGCGTCTTGAACACCTTTTTATCTGCTTCAACGTTACAATACTATTTAACTGTCTTTGTCATTAGGTGTCAAGTCTTTTTGATCATCATACTGCCATTCTTCTAGCCAACGCCAATAGAGATTATAGTTCCACAGATTTAACGGAGGGATGTAATTGTCCCATTGTTTTAAATCTAAGCTGTTAGGTCTGTTGTCATTTTCTCTGTTTCGCATTTTTGTTCCGGTCTAATTGGTTCAAGCCAAGTGTCAGGAATATAAGCCTTGGGTGTATCACCTAATTGATTCTGTAGCCCGTAATCAGTCGAGATCCACCAGTAATGATCAGCTACCTGTGCCATACAACTGATACCACGAAAGTCAAAAGTTTCACCTTGGCGGAAATGCCCAATATATGTTTCTACTAACACTGTCTTTCCTAAATTACTAGGACGAATACTATAGATAATTTTGGCTAAATCGCCTTGCTCACACTTCACCGGTTTGTCCTGTTGCTTTCATTAACTGTGCATGTAAGATCATATTTTCTGTCACCAGTTTGGTAATTACACTCAACATTATTAACTTGTGCTCGCTAGTCATTTCTTTATCAAATTGTTCAAGAACACTAGCACCTATCATACGCATTGTTTGTTGTTGTCCTTCACCAAACATGCCCCAATCAATAGGATCTCCTTCTTCTACAGAAAATGCCAATTCTATCAATGTGTCTAAATCTATTTTATCCATATACTTTTTTCACCTTTTTGTTTTCGTTGTTCCCACTCTTCAACAGATCCAGGAAACCTCCATGCCCATCCTGCAACCAGAATCATTACCACTGCTGTTGATATTATGCCTATGGGCTTAACTCCGGTAGTATACATGATAATCAAACTAGTGCTCATCATGACAATCATAAAATACTTCATCTTTTGAGGGAATACTCGTTTTTGACCCCAGTTTGTTAAGAACGCCCCAAATAGTTTATGATTATACAACCAACGTTCCATTGCGGGACTGCCTTTGGCAAAACAGTATGCTGCGCCTACAATAAAAATACTATAGGGCAATCCGGGCAAGACAACACCCAAATATGCCATACCTAAACTGCAAAAACCTAATACTTTCCAAAATAATTGTTTCATTTTCACCTCTTATTATAATTAGCCGAAAAATACTCATATAAATAATAATATGAAACCAGTTGCTAGAATCGGAGATATAGGAAAAGGAGAGTGCATCAAAGGACACGAAGATGTGCCCGAGGGAGAACCTAAGCCGTTTATTACCAAATTTGCCACAGGGTCAGGCGATGTTTATGTCAACAACACACCCGTGATTACCATAGGCGATATTGGCAAGACAGATTGCGGACATAGAACTAAAGCAGCAACTGGCTCGGGAACTGTTTATGTAAACTATAAATGGGTACACAGGATCGGAGATGTTGGCAAAGTCATCGACGAAGGCAAGACCTACGAAGTTGCAACAGGTTCAGGCGATGTTTATGTTGGAGATTAAAACATGTCAGTAACATTAGCAGACGGATTAAAAAATATTGATGACGGTTCTGCATTTAAAGACCCGCCATCATCAGTAAACGGACTTACAAATTACGGATTACCTACAGCAGATGCTGCTGCAGAAGGTATTAAACAATCATGGGATGCCTCTGCTAAAAATCTTTCAACCGCAGTAACTGTTTCAAAATCAAACGTCACATTAATTGGAATAAAAGCCAAATCAGAAGGCAGAGAACCTACAACTGAAGAATTAGACGAAGCTTGCGGACCTTTAGATTTTTTAGCAAAAGCTGGATCGGATCTAGATGAAGCACTGGGCGGAATATTTACTGACATTGGAAAATTTGCATCTGATTTCGGGGAAGATATTGGAGAATTTGCAGGGAAGTTAAACAAATTAATTTCTGATGTTGCCAATGCTGTTGATGAAATTACAGAACAAATTGCTAAAGCAGCATTAGAATTATTTGAATCGGTTAATGCAGTTGCAATACAAGCACTCGAAACAATTGAAGGTGCTATAAATGATGTTGTAGGATTTGTAAACGATGCTATCGCAAAAGCAGAAGCAGCATTAGACAAGGCAATCAACGATCTGCTTGCGTTTGCAGATGGATTAACTTTTGCCAGCATATTTAATTTAGACTGTCAAGAAGAAGCTGTAGAAAATGCTGTTGACAGTGAAAAAGTTGCTGATGCCGACGAAATCAATAGAGTCATAGCACCAGAAACGATAAGTGGAACCAACGATTCTTTAACTTCTGAAACTTTACCGAAACCTCAAACAGAATTTGCTCAATCACAAACATCTGTGCCTCTAGAACTAAATTCTTTGATTGCAGATTATCGAACTAAAATAAAAGCATTTACGTCAGCAACAGGTGTGGATGTAGCTACTGCTCAAGGATTGAGTTTGGCAGCAAGTCAAGCAAAAACAAACTTGTTGATCGAGGCAGCAAATCAAGGTGTCGAAGCTAAAGACTTACCGATATACGGGCCTAATTATGATCAACTTGGGGAAGTAAAAGTAATAGCAGTCGGACGAGACAGAAACGGTGATGAAATTGTCACTGAAAGAATAACTGCGAAAGGAGACCCTGTAACAGAAGAGCTCGCAGGAGGAGAGTCTGCGAGACTTCAACGAGATATCAACGAAATCAAACAAGATATAGCACTGTACAATCAATTAAATAATGAGCAGTTTCAGGAAATACGAAGTCAGAAATTATCTATTCTGAATCCGTTCGCTCCTAAATTAACTGGTGCTGAAGTTCAGGCTACTAATGAAAAATTACGTAGGGCTAGAAGTTTGCGTATTGAAATTATTGGAAAGCTTCAAAATAGTGAAGACCGAGCAGCAGTCGAACAAGCTGTCGGTCCTCTAGATCCTATTCGTGAAGGATATTTTTAATAGTGTATTTTTATTGATTATGCTAATTTAATGCCTGTGGTATTTTGTACGTAAGCATCAGCAAATTGTTTTTCGGTGGATTCTACCATTACCACTGCTTTATGACTCAAGACAATATCTTTTTCCATATCGACTGTCATGGCAAACGGGATCATACCTACTCCTTGTGGTCCCATACTCAATGTCATGGGTTTGCTTAGTTTAAACCCTTTTTCATTTTCTTCAACATACTTGGCAATTACTTCTTCGCCTGTTGTAAGTTTAATCGTTACTACTTCTCCTGCTGATACTCCTTTATTGATTAGCATGATTTTCCTTTTCAAAATGTTCTACTAATTTTTTAAATCCGCCAACAACTTTTCCATCGATAACAATCTGAGGTACCGACTTGACCTCAGGAACGGCTGCCTTTAAATCGTCAATCGTCCACCCGTCATCGATTTTTCTTTCTTCGAAAATAATGTTCTTTGAATCTAAAAACTGCTTGGCTTGCTCGCAAAAAGAACAGTGATACTTACTCCATAAAATTACATTCATTTGCTTTTCCTTTATGCTTTTTCTATTTCTACTATTGTACGACTTTCAGCTATATCCCCAATAACACGTTTGAGATCAGTAATGTTTCCTTCATTCATCAAGTCTATTACTTCGTCGTCGTCTGCAAACAAGGTTGTTATTTTAATTACTAATACTTCTTCGTTTATCTTTGCCATATTATTTCCTTTTATCCAGAGTAGACCACAGCACCTTTTTTATCAGTAACACGTACCATTATAGCACCGGCACGTTTCTTTCTCATAGCTGCCATTATAGCCTGTGTTTCTTGACTATATGTTCCAACAACCGTCCATTTTTCTACTGGGGTCTTACTCTTAAAATATACCTTATACATAGTTATCTCTAGATCGAGGGAAGTTCATCATAATTGATTCCTTCACCCATGACTCCTATTACATAGTTAGTACTTTCATTTTCCTGTAACGCTGTTTGTTTTTTACTTGGATCGCTGTGTTTATTAAACCAAGGTATTGGAGTAGTCTTTGGTGCACTTTCCCAATACTTAATACCAATTTGTTTAAGAGCATCCACTGCGGTATAATCTACAAAATCTTTTAGAATATCAGCATTTAGTCCAATAACAGGGCCTTTCTTAAACAGATATTCTGCCCAGGTTTTTTCTTCTGCAATTACATCTTTGTAAATTTGAAGGACGTCGTCTCGGCATTCTTCGGCAGCACGAGCAAAACGCTCATCTTCTTTGACAACTTGATTAATAATATAAGCAGTCCAACCTTTGTGTAGCAGTTCGTCCTGCAGGATAAGACTAATAATATTACCATTGCCGATGTAGATTTTGTTCTCGACCATTGCAAGACTCGTTGCAAAGCTTACCATAAATCGAAATGCTTCCAGACCGTAACTGGCATGTAGTGCTAGATAGATTGCCTTGACATGCTCCATTTCGTCTATGTTTTCACCTAGTTCCTTTCGACAATTGATAATATGTAACTTGTCATAGTACTCTCCAATACTACTAGCCATGTCGATAATTTCTTGTGTGTCATGAATTGTATTGAAAATCTCTTTAGGAACATTATAGATGTTGCGTATGATATGACTGTAGCTACGACTATGAATGTTTGTTTCAAAAAATGTCCAGTTGTAGACCAGTGCCTCTAGTTCCGGCAAACTAACAACAGGAGCAAAAACTTGGCTAGGACCTCTTCCTTGGATACTGTCCAATGCTGTCTGGCGTAATAGATTACTGGTAAAGATATGCTTAACTGCGTCACTTGATTCTTTATGATCTTGTGCATCTTTAGTTAGACTGATTTCTTCTGGCACCCAGAAAAATCCTCTACCAGTTGTTTCATAGTCGGATATTTTTTTATATTTTACTTCTTCGAATCGCTGAACAGTCACAGGACCAGCAGGGTCTAAAAACATTTTGCGATTCAAATAGTCTGTTTTCTTTGAAAGATTATATTGTTGTTTACTCATTTTTTAATACCGTGTTTGGCTTCCCATTGTTCTAATTTCAAAATTGCATCTGGTTCTATTTTATTATGTCCTTTAAACAATTTCTTTGCTGATTTACTCCATCTTAATCTCCAAACATGACTGCCTATGCGTAGAAAACATCCAATACTACTTTTATCTAACGGATGATAAAAACTCAATCCTTGTTTTGGAGCTAGTCCTTCTTTTTTTATATGTATCATAATAATTCCTTATAGTTTACAAGCAGCACAATCATCTTCGTCACCAAGGATTTCTTCTACTTTTATTTCTCCTTTGATCAGTAATTCGTGCTCGTCTTCTGTTAATACTCTTGCACCGGATTTGTTTATCAAACTATAATAAAAAGTTTTTAATCCCCAATGATGCGCCAACATTAGATTTTTAACAATCAATGTCGTAGGAACTCTTCTATCTGAATAGTGTGCAGGATTGTAAAAAGTATTAGTTGAAATACTTTGATCAATATATGCTGCCAAGACTGATGCAGTTTTAATATATCCTATACAGTCAGTTTGTTCCCACATCTGCTGATATTTATTTTTTAATTGATTTAGCTTTCTTTCATT